AGAATAGAGAGAATCTGGGGACAGACTCAATAAGCCCAGCCCCAGCTCCTCTATCCTATCCCACGTTATTGGCTCATCTTTGCCTTTTTTTTTCCTCCAGCTTTAGAGTTTCCCCCCATCGCCTCTTCCATTACTGCGATCAACTTCGGTAAGTCGTTTACCTCAATCAATCCCAGCCACTCCTCAACATCCAAACCGAACTCCATACCTTGCGCCTTACATCCATCTACTACGAAGTAGTAAATTAGCTCAGGGATTAAGGTGATATCTGAAGCGTCAACTTCGATTACCTTAACTCCTGTAGATTTCTCGAATGCTCTCCAGGCTCTCATTGTAGCCTTTACTGGATAGCTTTTGTTATTTAGTTCGATGTTCATATTAAGCTATAGCTGCGTATGTTACTGTTCCAACTGCTGATAGAGATACGCTGTATGTCGCTGTATCTTCTACTCCTCCGTTTAGATCACAACTCACCACGTATGCCTCGAATGTAAAAGCGTGATCCCCTACGTTCTCAGTTGTAGCTGTACCTATCATCTGCGTAAATTTCGCATCTAATTTCGTACCAGCTAGCTGCCATCCGATGATAGAAGTATATCCCGAAGTAGCGTCCGCCTCCTCGAAGTAAGCTGTGAAGTTTACGCTCACCGTTACTCGTCCTGGTAGCTCTGCCTTGAAACCGCCATCCTCTTTCACAGATGTGTCTTTCATTTCGCTCGAAACGCTTATGCTACAGTCAGTTACGTTGTCGACCATGATAGGAGTTCCCCCATCTGCGTCGAGCATTATTCTGAGATTGCTCCCGTTTATTAATCCTGTTGTTTGTGCCATGATTACTTACTTTTTTTTTTATTTTTATTTTTACGTCTGTCTCCTCCGACTAACGCTGTTATTAGAATATCTATCCAGCCAAATATTTTAACCGCTTGACTGTCTGACGGTATGAGAGAGAAAATAGCTCTCGCTGCTATTAATAAGGCAAAGAGTATACTCTGCCAGTGGTTTAAAATTAAATTTTCCATTCTATGTATTTATTGTTCGTACTGAGTAATCTTGAATAGACACCCAAATATGTCGAGTTTCGTTAACGTCCATCTGTTCGTTTGCGTATTGTATACTCTGGAGCTTTACACCTCCGTAAGTTCCATTCTTACGATCCAGTGCATTACGTACCGCCACTCCTAAGTCTATCGCGTTGGTATACGTGCTTTGAAAGTTGTACACCTCTATGTTAGAAACGTCTATCGCTCCCCCATCCTCCTTCGAGTCGCTGGGAGTATTCGAGAGAACGCTGTACACGATATATGGCACGTCGATATTTGGAGGAGCTATCTCTGGAAAGATGTTAGTTCCTACTATCCCCGAGACTGTCGCATCGTTTGTGAGAATATTATATATAGCTTTGCCGACTGTCATATCCTACTGATATATCTAGCAAAGTTCTTCTTAAGTAGTATCACTTGGAGCTTCTTACTTCTGTTCGCTGTAGACTTAATACCACGAGCAAAAACGCCAGTGTTCTTAGTTGAGTGCTTACCTCCGAACCTGGGTCCGAAATCGCCCTTTTCTACAATGTGAGCGTACCATCCATCTGCTGACTTTTTAGTTTTACGTCCACCTATTGCATTTGTACGAGGTCCAGCCATAACTGTGTTTCTAGTTTTATCTGGCTGCCATGTACCTCCTGATCTTCTAAGCTGTCCAGATCTCACCAGTGTACCTCTTACAGAGATATCTTTACCGAGATCCTTAACATTTGATTTGATGTAGTTTGCGTATACATCACCGACTCTATGCCCTACCTCTTGCAGAGCTTTAGAGTCCTTCTGACTCCATTTTACGAGCTTATCAATGTTTTTGTAGAGCTGGTTAGCTCCTGAAATTGATGATACATTCATGAGTTCTCGCGTAGTTCTGTGATCACTCGAAGCTGCTCCTGTCTCCCTACCTCCTGAACTCCAAGCACGTTGTATACTTTTCCATCGTACGTGACTCTGTGAGAAGCCTCGAGGATGTTTACTGTCGTAGAGTAACGAATCATAAATACAACTTGCTGAAAGGAAAGCATCTGCTCTCCACTTACTCGCTCCGAAGCTGAGGGCTTTCGGTCTATAGCTGCCCAAATTGTAGCGTACGTAAGCCACGTAACGACCTTCTCTCCATAGTCATTCGCTACGGAATTGGGGCGCTGTAAAACAATCCTTTTATCTAGTGCTCCAATGTTCATACAAGGGAGATAATTCTGTACGGGTTTAGTATTGCCTCTATCCCGAGAGGGATCTTAGAAGCCTGGACTCCTACGATGACAGCCCGTCTGTTTTCGTAGTAATGAGCTGCAAGCATTTTTATTGCGTGCTGTATTGGGGGTGATGCAGATTTACCGATGTTCCCAGCGATAATTACTGCATTAAATCTATCCTCAAAAGTTGAGGGAGGGTCTAGAAAAGCAATCCGCGCTGGTACTCGTGAAGAGTCTGCGTAGTATTTTGAGACATCTAGAGTCTGTAATTCATTAGCTATATCGTAGTAAGTTACTCCAGTAACTGATCCAATAGCAGCTGGTATCTCTACGTTATAAAAATAATCTGTCCTAAGAGTATAGGTAGTTGCCACAAAGACTCTGCCAGTGTAATCTTGTACAGCCATAGCTGCACTTGTAATAATAGCCGAAATCGTTGAATCCTCATCGCTATGGTCTACACGCAGAAATTCCTTCATATCTGCGAGAGATATAACGTCTGTACCTACTGGGTTGTCTGCTACTGTAAACTTCATATCTGAGAATTATACAAAAAGAGGGAGCGAGCGTCAACTCGCCCCCCGTTCCTGTTATTGTTTAACCTATTACGCTACATTAGTAATCGAAGCGAAAGCGCCAGCCTGGCGTACTTCTGCATCGTAGAACTTATTCAAGTGAAGAGCAATCTGAGCTGTTCCAGCATTAGAGTAAGGATCAACTAACAAGTCAAGCCCTCCGAAGTAAGCGAGAACTAATCCAGCAGCGAAATCGCCAAAGATTAAATCACCTTTACCACCTGTACCCTCTGCAATGTTTGGAGTAGCTACCGCTGGGAAACCGTCGAAAGTTTGACCAGTCCACATAGCACTAACATTCGAAACCTCAGCAAGTGCACGAGACGAAGCCCATCCGTGAGGATTCATAGCCCACTTAGAGGTTGCCATGTTACCTCCAGCTTGTAACACTGCTTGCTCAAGAGCGAAAACGTCTGAGTTTGCTAGAGCTGCGCCGCCATGAGCTACAGGAGTAATACCAGCTACAATCTTAGCGAAAGCCGCCTTGTCGATAGTTGTATTAATGCCAGCTGTAAGCTCTCTTGCGATAAGCGTATCTACTTGAGATCCACCTTGCAGGATTAACTGCTTAGAAAAAAGAGTCTTATTCGCTACACGTACAGGAGAGAGTGTAAGCTCATCCATTGCAAGAGTAGAATCTGCTGAAGCTGACACCTCAGTCTCCTCTGTTCCAATTGCTTTTGTAGTTACACGAGGGAACTTCAAGTTACCTGTCGCTCCGTTTATAGTAGTAGCGCCTAGCTGCTCAATCATTGTCGGAGCTCTTAATGCTTCGATTACACCTGGTACGTTTGTAGGAACATAGCCAGAGCCATCTCCTGAACCAGCTTGAAAGTCGTCAGCTGCACCAGCACGAAACAAAGCCGCTTCAGGAATACCAATCTGTCCGCTCATCTGCAAACCTCTTGACTGCATCTCAGAACGTGCCTCTTGTGCCCACTCCGCTTCTGCTCCTGTCAATCCTTTGCCATGAGATACCATCTCTACAGCTCTCGAGAGAGAGAACGAACGGTTTACTTTGTCCATCTCTTTAGTCTCAGAGATAGAGCTACCAGCGAAATGCGCTTGGCGTGCAATCATATCTTCGTGAGCTTTGCGACGCTTTAACTTGTTGTCAAGTCTTACGTTCTCGCTCTCAAGGTAGTCACAACGTGCCTCCTCTTCATTTGTGAGCTCGCGCCCTTCATTATCTGCGTTCTCGTTTAAGAGTACGTGCTCCTCGTAATTTTTACTACGTAGAGTCTTCATGTCATTTAAGTCCATGTTTTTTCTTTTTATTTTTTTAACTGTAATACACTTATCATCTTCGCTGCTTTTTACTTCAGCTGTTCTAATTTCTTTGGGCTCCTCCTCTTTTCGGGCAGCCACTGTCGCGCTCTTGTAAGCTGGATACGTCACTGGCGAAACGTCCAATAACTTAGCCACCTTCTCAACTTTCCGCGTACTCCTGTCTTCGCTCCAGCTTTGATCTTTAATCGTAAACGCAAACGAAGATTGCGAGATATCACCTCTTTTAATACTTGTATAAAGGTCTTTTGCATATTGCTGCTCTCCTAGTTTTACTCTGTACTTTAAGCCATACTCATCCGTAGAGAGCTCAAGAGTACCAGCTGAACTCCTCCCAAGTATGAGAGAAGGATCGTGATTGATTAGAGCG